AGGCATCTCAACGAAATTACCCGTTAATCCCAGAACTTTTCCTTCACTAATTAAATCTTCTAAACTATTAAGATATATCTCTTCTACAAATAGTTCTGTACTTTTATCTTGTGCGCCCGTTCCCAATACTGATGTTATTAAATTAGGTTTTGTCTTATCAAAAGATACCTCATAACTAAAAGTATTACTACCACTTGATCCTGTAATAAGAAAGTTAGCTAATGGATTACTAATTACTGCACCAGTATCCGTCATTACTGCATCATCTTCACTAACAACATCAAAAATTAAATCTTCTGTGCCATTATATTGCCCTCTAGACCTTAAAGTTGCTACCACCGCATCATCTATGTCAGTAAAACAGGTGGCAGAATAAGTAACTACCGTACCTGAAGTTACTCCCGTAACAAATGCTGCTGCCGCAGTAAACCCAGTACTTCCACCACAACTATCAGTTATAAGTCCGGTTGGTATACATGGTGTTCCTGCGAGAGTTATTGACATATTGAATGTACTGGCAGATAAAGCACAAGTCCCAGCCGAAATAAAGGTGGGTGTAGAGTCGGTGAATGTTGTTCCTGTGGTACCTGCACCTATTGCGGTAAATAAACCAGAAATTGCACCACTATCATATTGTGCTTGCAAAATAGGGTTTGTAAAGGTCATCGTTACAGGTGCTCCAGTTGTAAATGCAGAATATGTTAAAGATACTGCTTCTGTTGTTGTTGTAGTGACCCCAGTTGTGGAATCATCTTGCGCCGCATTCATTGTTATTGACCATGCATTTCCTGCTTCATATCCAGAGTAACCCAATATCCTACTAATATATAACTGGTTAGTTTGTGTTAAAAATGATTTTGCTATGTAATTTAATTCGTATTTTTGAAATCCTGTTCCTTTATATTTCTCAGTATTTAACCCACCAAAATAACTAGTGAATTCATCATAATTAGAAATAAATACAGGTTCAAAAGCAGGGCCTTTAGGTGTCTCCCCTAATAATCCCAAAGTTGTAACGCCAACTTGTCTTGTTACAAATGTTAAGTCCTTCTCTGATGTAAATACACCTGGGCTCACAAAAATTCTATCTGTCGATGCCATTTATAATTGTTTTTTGTATATTATATTATTCAATCTTTATATTATAAATATGCTAGTTTTTATGAAAGTATTTCTTTTACGGGGGATAGTCCAAAATAAGTATGACTTTTTTCATACTTTTATCATACTTATATAAAAAACCCTATGAAAAGAAGTAAAAACTTAAAGATTACTCCACAAACTCATTCTATATTAAAAAAGTATTGTGAAAAAAATGGATTAAAAATGTTTGCTTATGTAGAAAAAATAATTAGAGAAAGATGTACACCTAAAAAAGATCTATATGGTGAAGTAGAAAGATAATATCATCTCCACACAAAAACTAAAACATCAGTAGTGGATAGAGACCAACCTAATTTCCATTTTAAAAGATTATCACCAAATATTTCGTAATGTTCATTTACTATCAGTCTTTGACCATTAACGTAAAGCTCAGTCTTATTAATATCATTAAGTTCTAACCCCAATAGATTATTAAATTCCGTCTGACCATCTTCTATAGGATAAAAAACTAAAGTTTCATAATTTCTACCCATTTCTTTAACAATGTCAGTAGGATCTCTCACTATATATCTTTCAATTATCCTTTTCATAATAATACCCCATCTAATCTTACATAAGCATTTGCACCAACATCAGTTTTTACTATAGTCACACCTATAGTGTCACCATGATTTACAATAAATGGGGTAGTAACAGGTACACCATTTACTGTAATAGTATTTGTAGTAATATTTTCGATACTTACTTCTGTATATTCTGCATGATGTCCTGAAACAAAAGAAAAACTATTAACTCCAGGGTCAAAAGATATTTCTATTGTTATAATATTAGTTTCTTCATTAGCGGATACTTGAAATGGTGCTAAATGAACATTATCTGATACCTCAAATAAAGTAATGCCTCTACTAATAGCTGGTGACACAACAAAATCTTCTGGATCAAGTAAATAACCCATCATTTTAATGGTATATAATTGAACATAATATTTTCTTTCATCTAAGTTAGTTATAACACTTTCATCCCCTATAGAATCTAAAATTAAAGGTATTGGATGTCCATTAATTCTTAAATATTGTTGTAAAGCAGAAAATGATTTTAATATTTTTTTATTAAAAATATTAAGGTCTCTCATTTTATTACAAAATAATCTAACTTCATATGTTAAATCTACCGATACAGGTTGGGGTATTTTATATATATCAAAACTTTTTATGTTGCCGTCCCAAGTAGGAACTTTCATATATGTAAAAGTAGGTTTACCTGGAACATTATAAAGTCCCGCCTGATTTGTACCTACTTGAGCATCTGGTTTTCTAACAATTGTTATAAAAGGTATTTTAATATTTTTATTAACATCAGAAAATTGCCATGTTTTCGCGAACTCAGCCCATCTTTGTATACTTAAAAATATAACTGGCACTTCTTCACCACCTAAAGTTAAATTTAAAGTATTTTTAACATACTCAATAAAATCTCTATCCATATCTTCATGAAGTAACCCTTTAGGTAGATAAGTGCCAGGATCCGCAATATTATCTAATATTTGTTGCCGAGCCGCATATCCTTGCTTATGTGGAGTAATATCTATATTTTTTCTATAATTTTTAGGTAGTCCCATATATATTAAATACCATTAAATTCATCTATATCAGTAGGTACACATGTCACAGTTCTGTAAAATCCTTTAAATCCCCCTATTGTATGGGCATTATCTGAATGTATGATACCATTATTAGATACTGTATAATATTTTATTTTATCTTCTGTTTCGGCATATCCAATATAATCGCCGTAATTTATCCCCGCTTTTAATTCATCCAAATGCGATTGATACACTCCAAATACAATGTTACCATGCTCTAAAAATCTCATTGACCCATCTTTATTGTAGGCTTTATTGGCAGGAGCATCCATTTTAAAATTTACTGTTAATTCTACAGGTGTTTTAAATCTAATTTCATTTCTTCCTGATTCACCATAAATATTATCAGTTAAAGATTCTCCTTGTTCTACTTGAAATAATATTACTTTAATATTAATATCACCCTCCAACCACTCTCTCCCAAAATCTACCTCAAGGTCAAAATCTTCTTGTGAAAAAAATTTATTAATCCTTGTTATTGGTATCTTTCTATTATTTTTCATCTATCTTTTATCTATAAATATTTATACTTAATAAAAAAATGATTATAATTAGAAATATGTTAGACATTAAAGATATAAAAGGCCTAGGCGGTGAAGAGTTATTAAAATCATATGAAGGAAAAAATCCTTATATAAATTATATGAAAAAAAAGTATATTACAGAAAAATCATATTTTTTAACTACAAATCAATCTAAGTATGTAAAAAATTATTTTACTTTTGATCCACAAATATTTAACAAAGTTGTAGAAATAACTAAATATTACGCAGAACAATTAAAAGAAGAACATCAGTTATCAACACCGATAAAAAAAATTTTAATAGAAACATTATTAGCGGAATCAGATAAAGCCATTCATGTTACATGTAAATTTTATAAAAATCAAGAGGAAGTAAAATTAATATGGATACCAAAAACTCAATTATTAGATGATATACATTATGAAGAAATAGATGTTGAAGTGGATTTTGAAAAATATCAGAAAATAGATAAACGTGATTGGGTTGCATTCAACCACCAAAAAGAAGGGATTAAATTTTTATTGAAAAATAAAAAATGTATATTAGCCGATGATATGGGATTAGGTAAAACCTATCAAGCTATAGTTGCCGCTTTAGAATGTGATGCCAAAAGAATATTAGTAATATGCCCCTCTTCATTAAAAATTAACTGGATGAGAGAGATTCAGAACTTTTTTGATGATGTGTCAATAATAAAAGGAAAATATTGGGATCCTGCACGTTTTACTATAATAAATTATGATATACTTAAAAATTTTCATACAATAGAAGAAAGAGGAAAAAAATATGATGACTGGGAATTAAGAAGAGAAATAGTAGAGTATAATCCTGATCTTATAATTTTAGATGAGGCACATTTTGTTAAAAATCATAAAAGTATTAGAGGAAAAATACTTAAGGACATTTCTAAAAAATTCTCGCCAGAACGTATATGGTTATTAACTGGCACACCAATAGCAAATAGACCCATGGATTATTATAATTTATTAGCTATTATAGATTGTCCTGTGGCAAATAATTGGGTTCACTATGCAAGAACTTATTGTGAAGGAATAAGATTTAGGAAAGGTAATAGATACATATGGGTTACTACTGGTGCCTCTAACCTAGAAGAATTATCAAGTAAAACTAAACGAACCATTTTAAGAAGAAAAAAAGACGATGTATTAGATTTACCGGATAAATTAATAACACCAGTTTATTTAGAATTACAAAATGTAGATGGTTATAAAAATGTGTGGGATGAATATATGATACAACGTAAAATAGATGGAAAAAAAGGTAATCCTGCTAGAGATTTAGTAGAGATGACATTATTACGTACTTTTATTGCAATGGAAACTGTTCCCTATACTATAGAAAAAACTGAAGAAGCGTTAGAATCCGGGAAAAAAACTATAATATTTTGTAATTTTAATGATGAGATGGATTCATTTATTAGGTATTTTGGTGAAAAGGCGGTTTGTATAAGAGGTGGTATGACAGATAAACAAAAGCAACATGCAGTAGATAGATTTCAAGAAGACGAAGATTGTAAGGTATTTATTGGTCAAATTAAAGCGGCAGGAGTAGGTTTAACATTGACAAAAGCAGAAATTGTTATTATGAATTCATTAGAT